GACTCAATTAACTGCCGCTGCGTGGTAGCGCCTACTGTGTAGCCACTGTGGTAAAATATCCGTATGAAACTCCAGTACCAAGCCAAGGCCGCAGAACTACAAGGCAAACGCTACGACGTAGATATTGCCGTCAAAGCTATTTCCATTGACGAAAAGAACTACACGGCCACTTTCGTCATGAGTACTGCCAGTATCGACCGTCACGGCGACATCGTTGACCAGGACACTTGGAACCTAGAGCACTTCCTCAAAAACCCGGCCTTTTTCTGGGGCCATCGGTCCAATGAGTTTCCTCTTGGTAAATGGCTATCAGTCACGCTGGAGGTAGACCCAGAGAACCCAGAGCAGAAGATGCTCGTGGGTGTCGCTGAGTTTGCCGTTGGCGTCCATGAGGACATCGACCGGGCTTGGAAGCACGTTGTACGCGGCGACCTAAACATGGTGTCAGTAGGCTTTATTCCTAAGCTAGTGGACTACGATGAAGAAAAGGACGCCTATGTCCTCAAGTACTGTGAACTGATGGAATGTAGCCTTGTAGGGATTGGCTCTAACAGACGCGCACTCATCAAGGACAATGAGGATGTAAAGGACATCAAGGACACGCTTATAGATACTAAAAAGGACATTGAGGAAGTGAAGGCCAGTACGCCAGTCGAGGCGACGAGCAAGGCCAAGGCTATTGCGATGCTGAACAAAGCCATCAGGCAGTACAAAAAGTAAGCGATATCACCACACCCCTGCAATGGGCGCTTTTATAAAAATAATCATTATTTGATTTATGAGTGAAGCAGTAAAAGAAGAAGAAGTAGTTGCAACCGAGGAAGCGACTACTGACGAGGCTACCAAAATGCTTTCAGAAGCTATGCAGAAGGCAATGGCAGCTGGTGACGAAGTAGCAGTGGCTAAGCTGAAAACAGTACAAGACGCTGTGGAAGACATGCTGGATTCAGTAGCAGCAGTAGCGAAGGCAAAAACCGTCGTAGCTGAGGTGACTGAGGAAAAGGCACCGTTTGACGTTGAAAAGACGAAAGAACAGCTAGCAGGCCTCCAGCGCGGCGCAGGGACTGTGTCTATCTCAGTTGAGCAAGTGAAGGATATTGACTACCTTGCGAAGTCAACTGACATCACTAACGACTTGACCAACGACGTTATTGCGCCATCCCGAGAGGCTGGCATTGAGGACATCCCAACTCGTACTCCATTCATGGAGCAAATCTCTGACGTGGTTGCTATCGACGGCGACACAGCGGAGTGGGTGGAGGTTCTGTCTAAAACAGGCGCACCTGCAACTACAGCTGAGTTAGCGGCAATCCCAGAAGCAGACTGGAAATTCATTGCTCGACGTCAGCCAGTAGAAAAGATCGCTGTTATGAACAAGCACTCAGTCGAAATCCTGAAACATGGTCCTGAGCTTGTGGCAGCAATCCGAACAATGCTTACTCGTGACTTGAACATCGTTGTAGATGGACAGCTACTTTCTGGAAACGGAACAGCTCCAAACCTACAAGGTGTACTTGGCGTAGCAACTGACCTAGATGCAACAGCTATCGGTACACAGCGAGTAGCTAATGCAAACCTCTTTGACGTCGTGCGTATTGCGGCAACAAAGATCATGTCAGCTGGTAAAGGGAAATTCACACCAAACTACCTGATCCTCAACCCTGTTGATTCAGAACGGTTTGACCTGACCAAGAACGCAGATGGTGACTACATCATGCCACCGTTCTACAACGCAGAGGGGCAACGAATCCGAGGGGCGCGTGTGATCGAGAACACTGGCATTGCAGCTGGTACATTCTTGCTAGGTGACTTCAATTACCTACACGTCCGACCGAAAGGAGGTGCTGAAATCGACTTTAGCAACTCTGACGGTACTGACTTTGCAAATGACATCTTGTCAATCAAAGTACGTCGTTTCCTAGCTGCTTACGTGAAGACCAACAACAACGGTGCTTTCGTAACTGGCGACATCGACACAGCCATTGCAGCACTAGTAGCAGCATAGTCCTATGATTAAAGCTGGAACCATTATCGAGAACGACCAAGGCCACTTCGCCAAGGTAGTATCGGCAGAAGAAGGCCGCTACGGTGTCTCAGCCTTTGTCTCTAAAAAGGACAAAGCCGAAGATGAGACTGTAGCCGTCCGTATTCTGAACACGTTTGGCCTTTCACAAGTGATGAAAGCAGCGCCGAAGAAGCAAGCTGAGAAAGCAGCGCCGAAGAAAGACGATAAGTAGTTCATCGGTTTGCAGGGGGCCAGAGTGGAAGCTGGCCTCCCATCAAGCCCACGAGCTTGTATTCAATAATCATTTATCATGGCAACATTCACCAAAATCCCTGCTTTCGTCGAAGCTCTGGCTGAGAAAAAGCACAACCTTGGCTCTGACCAAATCGTCGTAGCCCTTACCAACACCGCCCCAGACTCCGCTGATGCGGTCCTGGCTGACCTCACCCAGATCGCCTACACCAACTTGTCATCTCGGAACGTCACGACCAGTGCCTCAGCCCAGACAGGAGGGGTCTACAAACTAACCTTGGCTGATCTCACGCTGACGGCCAGTGGCGGCGACATCCCAGCCTTCCGATACGTTTACCTCTACAACGACACTGCCACAAATGACGACCTCATTGGGTATTACGACCGTGGGTCCACTATCACGCTCCTAGACGGCGAGAGTGTCCTGATCGACTTTGACGATACGAATGGCGTCCTGACGCTTACATAGGGCATCAAGCAACAGAAACAGCCTGCACTTGATGTAGGCTGTTTTGCTATACTGCTGGTATGAAAACGCGGCCCAGCTTTAGCGACCTCAGCCCAGAGCAGCAACGAACCTTTGGTAACGGCTGTGGACTATCGGCGCGGCTCCTAAATGTCCCTGACTTTATCTTTACTGCCAGCTGCCGTCACCACGATTTTAATCATTCCCGTGGCTGCGGTGCTGTTCATTGGTATCAAAACCTTTGGCTAGCTCCGTACTACTTCCTAAAGGCCCAATGGGACTTCTATTGGCACATGATGCAAGACTCGCATAAATGGTGGCATTATCTAGTTTCGACTATTTATTTTTTCGGAGTGCTGCTATTTGGCTGGCTTTTCTTTGTTATTGGTCCCTGGCGGCAGCCATCGGTTATACTGGAGATAGATCACTTATCAAAGCGAATTAAATACTTAAAAACATGTGGACACTTAAAAATACTAAAGTAGCACGGCTATCAGAAAAGGAGTTAACAAACATGGGCGTCCCAGCTGCTCAATTGCCCGGACGCTCGCTCCAGCTGCACGTACAAATGACTTTTGCTAATGGCTCTGAGGAAAAGACCGTGGGTACGTTTGTGAGTACTGAGGCAGAAGTTAAAACAACTGTGCAACAACAACTAGCCAAGTTAAACGACCAGGAAAATCTCATGGCCAAGATCGCAGACGGCACGTTTGACCCAGTCGGTGAAGAAACCACGCCGGAGAAAACTGAGGAACAAATTGCACAAGAGTCAGCTGAACTGGCAAAGGCTACTTGGCAAGCAAAACGTCAAGCGCTCAAGCAAATGCGTGAGGACATGATGGAGGCCAAAGACCTTGGCGTTGATCCTACGCCTGAGCAAATTGGCACAATGAAAGCCTTGGCTGAGTGGGTCCGAGATAACGCAACCGAAGAATTTTACACCTAGTTTATGTCCACTTGGAAGCTGACACCGGACACAGGCCAGATATCAGGCAGTCATACCAACCTGCCTTTGGTGACGATCCCAAGTGATATAGAGATGGGGGCTATTACCCTAGCCGAGGCGCAGTCGTCTCGGTTTTATACCGATGCAACTTTGCTGACGGAGGTGCCGCGTGAGGTAGTGTCAGCTAATGAGTTGCACAGTAAACAAGATGCGGATAGCTCGCTTGAACTATATGTTGATTATGACGGGGTACGCTCAGACTACGCAGTAACAGCAACGTATGGACGTAATGCTGTATGGAGTGATTACTTAGCTGTGTACCATTTTGAGGACAATCCATCCGGGGGTTCGCTTACTGATTCCACTGGAAACGGTCGTAATGGGACAGCGGAAGGCAGTATGACCAGCGGTGACAAGATTTCTGGCCCGTTTGGTTCGGCTTGGGATTTTGACGGCTCAAATGACTCTGTAGAACTTGATTCCTATGCCACTGACTTCGAGACATCTCAACTTTCAGTGACTGCATGGGCGCTGTCCGAAAACGCTGATATCAGAGACTATGAAGCGATATTTTCGCTCCAACAAGGAGGAGGGCCCT